AGGATATGACAAATCCTGTTACCAAATTCGAACAACCAATCCTTGAAACTGTGAAAGCAGATTTTCTTAGGGATTTGGAAGCCGGTCTTGATAAGGATCAACTCCGAAAGGAGCTCTTTGTCTGTGACGATATGACTGCCATTAATGGTTGTGCGGGACTTCGTTTTGTCGATAAGATGAATCGAGCCACTTCTATGGGTTTTCCCTGGAAGCGTGCGAAGAAACATTTTATGACGGAGATTCCTGCTCTTCCCAATATACCCAATCCTATGGTCTTCGGACCAGAAGTTATGGAGCGATCGAGTGAAATCATTGCGAAATATCATCGAGGGGAACGGTGTATGCCAGTTTTTACTGGTTCACTCAAGGATGAAGCTATTAAGTTCAAGAAGATCCGAGAGAAGAAGACACGAGTTTTTTGTGCTTCTCCTGTGGATTGGAACATAGTAGTTCGTAAGTATCTACTTGCTTTTATCCGTGTTATGCAATTGAACCGTAACCTCTTTGAGGCTGCGGTAGGATGTGTAGCACAGAGCCGTGAATGGGAAGATATGCGCACGTATCTGACTAAATATGGTACAAAGCGGATGATTGCGGGTGATTATGCTGCTTTTGATAAGCGCATGCCAGCCCAAGTCATGCTTGCTGCATACGATATTATTGCACAGGTGTGTGAATGGAGTGGGAATTTTACTCCTGAAGACTTGCGAGTCGTTCGGGGTATTGGTTTCGACACTTCTTTCCCTCTAGTGGATTTCAATGGAGATCTAGTAGAGTTGTCAGGATCTAATCCTTCTGGCCATCCACTGACAGTCATCGTAAACTGCTTGGCCAACAGTTTGTATATTCGCTACGTGTATGCCAAATTGCATCCAAAGCGTTCAGATGCCGCTGATTTTAAGGATCATGTAGCTCTGATGACATATGGCGATGACAATGCCATGGGTTGTTCTGCAACAATCCCGTGGTTCAATCACACTTCCATTTCTCAGTGTCTTGCAGATGTTGGTATTGAATATACCATGGCAGATAAAGAGACGGAATCAGTTCCCTATATCTCTATTGAAGAGGTAGGATTTCTGAAACGAATCTGGAGGTGGGATGAAGATCTCAAGGCTTTTGTTTGTCCTTTAGATGAGTCTTCTATTGCAAAGATGTTAACCATGGGTGTTCCAGGGAAAACTGATGCAATTGAGAAGCAGGCAATTGATGTTCTGTCAACTGTGACTCGTGAGTACTTTTGGTACGGTCGGGTTGTTTTTGAACGGAAACGAATAATGTGCCAAGAGATCATGTTGGAGTGTAATCTCCAATTCTGGCAGGATGAGAGTACTTTCCCTACTTGGGATATTCTCAAGACGCGTTTTGAAGAAGCGTCAAAGAATCGTCT